GGCCCGCCAACAAAAAATTAGTGTATACTTTTAGTTCCGTAAGTATTTTCTTCATTTTGAATTAACTCCTCTAGTTTTTGTTCCCACATTCTTTTCCATTCGGGATCTTTGGCTCTTTCAGCCGCTTTTTTTAACGAGGACACCCTCACTAAAAATATTATATATTCTTCGTCATTTTTTACCATCCGTACTCCTCCTCTGGATCCATTATTCTTTCTTTGCTTTCTTGTGTATTGCCTCACGACCACCCTCTATGTTTATACGAGTCTGATTCTTAGGCAACATTACATAACCGTTATGTGTTATTACTTCACCACCCATATGCATAAATTTTTCTTCGCATTGTGGACAATCTAGTTCTTCTTTTTGCACTTTTATATACCCGTTACCATCACAACGAGGACATATAGCTCTAACGCGTTCTACCATTTTTCTTTTTTAACTCTTTATCTAATAAAAACTCTATTACTTTCTGTATACTAACAGGAACCTCAAAACGGTTTTCTGCTAATGTTTTCAATTGGTTGTGTGTAGCCACAGAGACTGACACTGATTTAAAACTGCTTATATCTGGCATGTTTCTTTCTCCTTGTTATGTTATTATATGGGATTATATACAACAATTATTATATTTGACAATAGTTTATTTTAAATTATTATACAAAAATCTCTCTCACCTTCATATGTCGGGTGTTTTTTATTCCTTTAGCATCCGACATTAAGATATGTCTCCCCAACAACTACCTTTCTCATAGTCAATTTTATTTGGAACGCTAAGCTCTACAGCGTTCTCCATTATCTCAATAATTTTTTCAGCTTTTTCAGGTGACTCAACAGAAAAATCTAGCTCATCATGTATTTGTATGTGAGGTATGATTCCTTCTTTATACAAATCAACCATAGCTTTCTTTGTCATGTCTGCTGCTGATCCTTGTATTAGTTTGTTTAATGCTTTGTATGTGAATGCTCTCTTAATCCCCGGGCCATGCTCCCTGAGCGCATCAGCGTGAGGCAATGGTTTATGTATTCCATAAGAGCGTGGCTGCCACAGATCAAAGTGACAAACTCTACCACCTATCGTTCTGATTCGACCACTGTCTTCTGCCCGTCTAGAAACTGCTTCGGATATCATCTTAACAAACGGGGCATTAGAGTGATAATTTTTTATCAACTCTTCAGCCTCGTCTATCATTAATCCTAGTTCCGACATTAATTTGTTTTTACCCATACCATACATGATACCAAGGTTAATTGTTTTAGCTTGCTTACGTTCAATACCAGCCATCTCAGCAATCATCTCATGGAAGTCTGCTTCGCCTTTGTTATATGCATCTACGATCGTTCTTGCGCCTTCTAAACCTAATATGTGTGCGTAGTGTACTAGTATTCTAGGTTCTTGTTGACTGTAGTCAAAGCAACCCCAATGTGTTTTCTCTTCTGGAATAAATATACCACGTATTAATGGACCTAATGTTTTATGTCTTGCAGGTATTTGTTGAAGATTGGGATTACTGTAACTAAAACGACCGGTTACAGTACCCCCATCATCAGACCTAATCTGATTTATATCACTATGTATTCTACCTTTGTGTTCATGTTTTAATATTGTCTCAATAAAAGTTGTGTTCATTTTATTTAACTCACGACAATTAACAATCATTCCTGGTAGTTCGTGTGGATGTTCTTTTAAAAAGTTTTTTGTAAATGTAGGATTACCTTCTTTAGTTCTTTCATAACTAATCTTTAATTCATCAAACGCTTTAGCTACAGAAGCTGCAGACCATATCTCTATGTCAAAACCAACTAAACCTATCATGTCTTTTCTAATTGCTTTTTCAGAAGACTCTAAAGACTTTCTAAGCGCAGCAGCCTTATCTAAGTCAACTCTTACTCCTCTAAATTTCATGTCAACTAATGCAGGAAACAAATCAGTTTCCATATTAAATATTTGCCATAGGTCTTGCTGTGTTAATTCATGTTTCATTGCTTGCCACAATTTTAAAGTAGACTCAGCGTCCTGTTCTGCATACTCACCAACATACATTGCTGGCATTCTCCACATCTCAGACTTAGGATTTACACCCCAGGCCTTTGCTGCTTCTTGTAATAGCTTTTCGTTTTTACCTATACCTGTATATTGTTTTGCTAAACCATCTAATGTAAAACCCCAACGATTTTCATCGACTAAACTTGCCGCTATCATTGTGTCATAGATTCTACCATTAATATTTAAACCTGCAGAGCGTATCCAAGATACATCGTACATTGCATTGTGAAATATTTTATCCGAGTCTGTGTTTAATAGTTTTTGAAACCATCTCATAACTACTTTCTTATCAAGACAACCTCTGTTGTCTTCATGCGCTATAGGAAAATATGCTTTCCAACCTTCAACAGCTACAGCTATTCCAACTATCTCTCCATCACCACGTACAGAACCTGATCCCATCTTTAATAGATTAGGGTCTCTTGTTTCTAAATCGATTGCAATTTCTTTGTGGCCAGTTAAATCTGGCAAAGATGTTGGTGGCACCCAATCAGTATCTGGTGCAAATAACGGAGGCTGTATTTTTCTCAACTATAATCTCTTTCGATAATCATTTCTATGTAATGTATCGCCTTCTCTAGATCTTGTTTACCGCTTCCCTTATGCGGGTGTCTCATAATATACTTTATAGCATTTCCTTCAGCAAATAACAAATTGTTTTTATTGATGAATTCCGCTGGTTGTATCTTATAATGATTGTAATGACTACCCCCAATTTGTTTTTTTAATGACTTCACCCTACAAATCCTCCAAAACTGTATAGTTTTCTACCAGTCCTTATTGTTCTTTGATGGTGTTTTTGTAAAATAATTCTACAGTCTTGAATGCTAATGTTGTTTTTACGTTTATTAAAGGCCCAACAACAAAAAACAATATTATCCATCGTATATCCTTTTTCAGAATCAAACCTATCTATAGTACAAAGTGTATCTGCTCTTAAATTATCAGGATCGTAAAAAGTTAAAGGAACACCTGTGTAATAACAATTGACACCATACTTTCTAACATGTTCATCCCATAACCACATTAAATCTTCTAGGGTAATTATAGGAACATCTTCATGAAACTTTTTTAACTTTTCTTTTTTTCTTACAATGCTTACTTTTGAATTGTATTGATTCATAAAAAAACCTCTTATGGTTTGATTAAGCTCTCTATCTGTTTCTTTTAAACGTTCTTTTTGTTTTTTAGTTCTTATTCTTACACCAGGTACAAATTTTTTATCAGCATATTTTTTACTCTGAGATCTATGTCTTTCCCTTACTTCGTCTGATGTGTAACGGTAAAGACTAGATAAAGAAATATTAAACATTTTTGTTAATTCTTTATTTGGTACTCCGTTTTCCTTTAAAGCTTTCAGTTCTGTTACTTGTTTTTCATCAAGTTTAAAATATGTTTTTGCTTTAGGTAAAAATTTATCATATTCATTTGAACGTTTTCTTTCTGGTTTTTTCATAGGATATAAGCCCTTTCGTAGTTTCTTGGTTCTAAAATATGTAGTTCTTGTTTTGCTCTTGTAACAGCAACGTAAAACAATCTATGTAACTCATCTGGATCTACGTCATTGTTGTCTACAGCTGTTTTAGTTATGTCTGGTAAAACTAAAACATTATCTGCCTCACCACCTTTAGCTCCGTGTATTGTTGACATTGTTATACGTGGTGTCTTTGTAATCTTTTCACTATTGGCCAACATATTTCTTATGTAGTTTTCTCTGTACGTATCTAAACCTGCAAAAGCTTTGTACCAAACATCTCTAGTTTGTAATCCATGTTCCGCGACGCACTGTTCACTAGTATATCTAAAATCTGAATGAAAAGTTTTACCTTTTTTATATCCCTTTGCTACGTTGTCACCTAGATACGAATACAAATTCTTTAACTGTAATAAATTTAATTCCTGTTCTGATTCTCTCCACGCTTCCCAGTTTTGAATAGCCATAAGTAAATCTACAGGTATAGAGTTTCTACCTTTATGTGAGAAATACCATCCTTGCAGTTCACATAAATCTTTAATGTCATCTAAAAAATAATTTGCAGACGCCAGCACTAGCCACTCGCCTTCGCTCATGTCAACCTGTGTAATGTCTGAATACCTGTTCAATTTACCTGTAGTAGATTTAGGTTTGTATTCTTTATCATACCTGTTCTCTACTCTTTGTATTATGCTTTGTGATAGCTCATGTATAGGTCCACCAGGAATACGATAAGATTGATCTAGAACTGTGATATCGTCAACTTCGTCCCTGAGCGCGATGAAATGATCCACATCGGCGCCTGCCCATCTGAATATAGCCTGGTCATCATCACCTGCGATGTAAGTCTTATCAGCTCTGCTCCAGAGGGCTCGTACCATTTTCCATTGGAGAGGAGATAAATCTTGGGCCTCGTCAATGAAGAGGACAGTAAACCCTGGAGCCACATCTTCGACAATAAACCTGTGTAACATATCTCCATAGTCTATAAGACCTTTTTCTTTTTTATACCTAGTTAATTCTCTATCTAAAAGATACAGCGTATCTCTTTCTATATCAAGGTAATGTGTGTTCTCGTCATACACATCCATTAAATCTCTGTCAGTTGCTCTAGCTTTTTCTATAAGTTGTAGATACTCATTATCAGATGTAAACGTGCCGTCTTCTTCACTGTTGTATACTTTCTTTATTGTAATAGGTATGCCACACTTACTACCAAAATCTTTATAGTCAGCTGATTGCATGACTCTAGACTTACTAAGACCTAGCGCACCAAATGCTAGTGAATGTAATGTTCTAAAATATGGAAAGTCTTTTTCATCTAGACCAAACTTTTCTACTGCTCTTTGTTTTGCTTCGTTAGCTGCTTTCTTTGTAAAAGAAAAATAACCAATTCTTTTAGTATCAACACCAGACTTTATAAACTCATCTACTAAATCTAATAGTGTAGTTGTTTTCCCTGTACCTGGTGGTCCTAAAATAATTGTTTTCATTTATCTACGTTCCCATGATAAACAATTACAACCGCTGTACAGTTAGGACATGATAAGTTTGTCATGATCATATGTTGCTCTTCATCATTGTCTTCCCACTCTGTATCGTGGTCACCACCCCATATTAATTCGTGATTGCAGCTCCAACACTTCATTAGAAAGGTGTCTCCGTATATTTCTCTTGAGTTACATCTACGTCATACTTTGTCATAGCTTTTATCTTAACAACCCTAGGAGTTTGATTCTTTAGTTTCATTCTTATTTCATCTACAAAAGAATCTAATTGTTTAATTAAATTACCTGTCTTAATCTTATCAACTTCCCAGTTGTTTCTTTTTGCAAAGCTAAAGAAGTCATCCATTCTAAAATGTGTAAATCCTTCTTCATCGGTCCACGCTGATTTATTCAGTATGTCTTCTTTCTTTCTCGCTTGTGATCTGTGAATTGTAAAGTCATACAATAAGTTTTCTAACTGCTCGTTATGCTTCAATGATTCTAGTGGTTCTATTTCTTCCAAACTATTCATCAATGCTTTTAAATATATTTCTCTCCAGTCTTTTGCCTTAGGTATTGGTGATACAATGTTTGCTTGATCTAGTACTGCTATCGCAAATAAATTAGGATTGTGCAACTGCTCTGTCTTGAGTTCTATTCTTTTACCTGCTACATTTAAAAACCATTGTGGTGGATTAGAGTTTATCTTTGTTAGTGTATCCATCTCTGGCATTTGCTCTTCTTCAAAACCTACACCAAACTTTTTAGTTCTACACTTTGCAGGATTACATACTCCACATATCGGTTGATCTTTACATCTGTACTTGTCATAGCCACGTTTACCAACAGAAGCCATCAATGATTTTACTTCCTGGAAACCTAATGGTGGATTCATCCACTTAGAATTATCCTCTAAAACTTTATCTTCCCAGTTGTCTGGGTTAGCTTGTTTGTGATACACAGCTACGTTAAACAAAGCATTATTACGTGAACCTTCACCAAAACCTTCGTCAGCCAATGTGTTTAAACAAGGTGGACCATCTTTAAAAGCTTCGTTAGTTTCTAACTTCTGCTTTACAACTATTGACTGTACTTCCTCTTTAGTTTGTGACCACTCGTCGTATATAGAATAGAACTCTTCTAAAGTAGCTGCTTCACCTCCTGCTTTAAAAGTATATCTAAGTCCTTCTATGTCTCCATGATATGGTAAGTTTAAAAAGTTTCCTGTATCTCCGCGTTCCACGAGTATCTCT